AGTTTAGTCGAGGCATATACCTATCTGATGGATGAGCAGCGTGCGCAAATTTACGACCAGAAGTTTAACCGGTGCATTGAAGAAATCCGAAAAGATGAGCAGAGGGCTCATTACGGAACTGGCACTTTGCAAATTCAATCAATTTATCAACGACAAAACACAGGAGTGTAGACTATGTCAGCAATGAGCGATTATTTGGAGCTTAAGTTCCTTGACCATTTCACAGGCCGAGCCTCAACATCTGCGCCTTCAGCCGTCTATCTTGGGCTTTCAACGGCGTCAATGAATGACGATGACTCTGGTACAGAACTCACTGGAAATAACTATAGCCGAAAAGCTGTCACTTTCGCAGCGGCATCAGGCGGGTCTATCGCCAGCAATGCGGCGGTTGAATTTAATGCTGCAAGTGGATCATGGGGAACTGTAAGCCATTGGGCGATTTACGATGCTTCATCCTCTGGAAATCAACTTTTTCATGGTGCTTTTACAACATCAAAAGCAATTGGATCAGGTGACATTCTGAAAGTGGCAAGCGGCTCTTTAACAATCACTGCCGCCTAGATTGGCCTAAAAATGCCATTAACCCCAAATCTTGACCAGCTAAGTGCGACTGACCGGCAAAATGTTATAGACGGCGTTGCGGATATAGATAAGGCTGAGTGGTCTAGTCCAAATCTTGAACAGCTTGACAGTTGGGGAACGCTTGAGGAGCTTGATGCTCTTGGTAATTTAGACAACCTTTCGTCACTGGCTGTTTTGCAGGCAATAGCAACGGCAGCAACTTCGGCAACGGCAACGGCTGAATTAGTCTTTGCCATCGAAGTTGAGTTTACTGTTTCGTGTTCGGCCACTGCAACAGCCACAGCGACAAGAATTGTGCCGATGGTTGCCGCAGCCGCTTCGATTGGAACGGTTACGGCTACAGCTACAGCGACTAAGATTGGTGTTGCAAATGCAACGGTGTCGGCAACAGCAACCGCGTCTGCAATAGCGGTTCGCCAGCTAGTTGCAACCGCAACAGTTTCGGCAACAGGCACAGCAACAGGAAACATGGTTTTCCTAGCTGTTGCTTCGGCAAGCACTTCTGTTTCGGCAACCGCAGCACCAACACGCACGTTTGCGATGACTGCGACAGGAGCAACATCTGTCAGCGCGACCGTAGCGGGTAAAATTCTAGGTGAGGATTGGTCAGTTATACCATCTGGAACTGAGACTTGGACGCTTCAAACTGTCGGCTCAGAAATATGGACAACACAAAATAAAGGCAGCGAGGTCTGGTTGGGTCAATGATTAAATTTGGTGAATGGCTACCTGATCAGCCAGACATGAACAATACGATCACCACCGCCAAGAATGTGATTCCGGCGGCGCAGGGCTATAGGTCATTTCCGCAATTCATTGAGTATAGCGGCGCGGCAAGCGACACGATACGAGGTATATTCGCGGCGAAAGACAATGACGGCAATGCTGAATTATTTGCAGGTGATGCGACTAATTTATACAAGTTCGACACAACCGATAGTAGCCTAGATGTTGTATCATCAGCCACGCACTCACTAGCAAACTCTGAAAAGTGGAGGTTTGTACAATTTGGCGAAAATGTGTATGCGGCTGGTGGTGTTGGTGAGCCGATACAGGCTTGGCAGGTAGGCACGTCAACACAGTTTGCGGTGTTGTCAACAGATGCGCCAAAGGCTGACTATATTGCTGTTGTGCGTGACTTCGTATTTTTGGCTAATATTGATGAGGGTTCTGGCCGCATACCATACCGCGTTAGTTGGTCTGGGTTTAACGACATCACTAGCTGGACATCTGGCATTGACCAAAGTGATTTTCAGGACATCGTTGACGCAGGTGCCTGTCAGGGCGTTGTTGGCGGAGAGTTCGCAATAATCCTGATGGAACGCGCTGTCGTGCGAGCCACATACACAGGGCCGCCACTTATTTTTCAGTTTGACCGGATCGAAAATCAGCGCGGCTGTAAGGTTAAAAACTCTATCTGCAATGTCGGCAACCGCGTCTTCTTCTTGTCAGACGATGGGTTTTTCGCCACAGACGGACAGTCCGTGCAGCCGATTGGAAGCGAAAAGGTCAACAAGTGGTTTGCCAATGACTTTAACTCGGCATTTAAAGAGAAAATGTCGGCAAGCGTTGACCCTCTAAACCAGATTGCTATGTGGTCTTACACGTCAAACTCATCTCCGTCAGGTGAGCCTGATAGAATTATTGTTTATAATTATGCGCTAAACAGGTGGTCGCTTGTTGAAATCGGCATGTCATACCTAGCGCCGTTTTACTCTGGCGGATACACCGTTGACCAGCTAGACGCAATCAGCGCGACTGTTGATGCTATGACCATTCAGACAGACAGCCAGATATTCAGGGGCGGAGAGTATTTCTTTGGTGGTGCTGTTGGCAATACAATCCACACATTTACCGGAACCGGAATTTATCCTGCAACAATAGTGACAGGAGAGGCTGCCGTCTCGCAGGGAAGCCACAGCATTATCACTAGGCTTTACCCATATTTTGATGCTGGTTCTGTCAATGTCCAGATTGGCGTCAGAGACACGTCTGTTGCCCCTGTTTCCTTTACGCCAGCACAGGGTATGAACGCGGGCGGGTTTGTGCCGTTCAGGGCTTCCGGCAGATACCACAGGGCAAAGCTTGAATTTACTGGTTTTGACTATGTTCAGGGCATAGACATTGAGGCTAGGAAGGTTGGCCGCCGATGACAACTTCTGAGCGCGTAACCAATTTTAGAATATTGAACCCGATCACGGCCACGACACGCGAGATTGCCGAGGTGCTAAACCGTACCATTAATGGCGGGTTAAACAGTATTGGGTATGTGACTTTTCCATCACACAGCACTCAGGTAACTATTGAAGAACCTCGCTATTCAACATCTAGCCTAGTGTTTTTTACCGGCGTTGACCACGACCCTTGGCACCACAACCCATACATTGATAGCACCAGCACAAACGGTACTATGGTCATCAACTATCATAACTCAGGACACGATGCAAGATTTGCCTACCTTATTATCGGCTGAAGACAAGCTGAAAGAGAAGTTTGAGAGAAACCGCAAGTATATTGCGGATGCCCTCGAATACTCCGGCGGCACGCACTCAATAGAAGATGTTTACCACGCCTGCGCGGTTGGTGAGGCACAGTTACATCCGCTGGAAAAGTCGTGTATTATAACCGAAGTTGTTGACTACCCCAGCCTAACCGTGTGCCGCATTTGGCTTGCAGGCGGTGACTTGGATGAACTGGTTGAGGCTGAGAAGTCTATTGCAGTTTGGGCTAAGGCGCAGGGCTGCGACGCGATGGAGATTAATGGCCGGAAGGGCTGGCAGAGACAACTGAAAGACTACACCGCAACGTCGGTGGTTTTGACAAAGGATTTGAGAGATGAGTAAAGGCGGCGGTGGAGACACCAGACAAATCACGCAGACAACTAGCGCACCAGCTTACGCGCAGCCATTTCTGGAGTACGGCCTTTCCGAGGCTAAAAACCTATATCAAAACCAGCCACAATTTTACCCCGGTCAAACCACTATAGGTTTTTCACCTGAATCCGAAATGGCCTTGTCAGCGACACGCCAGCAGGCAATTGACGGCTCTCCGTTTATCGGTGCGACGCAAGACGTTGTGATGCAAAACCTGATGGGTACTAATCCACTAATGAGCGCAGCCTTCCGTCCTGTCGTCGAACAGATGGACGCCAGAGCCTCAAAGGCTGGCCGTTATGGCTCAGGATACGAGCAGGCTGCACTGGCTCAGGCACTTGCACCTATGGCACTTCAGGCTCAACAGCAGGCTATCGGGCAAGCCCCGCAGGCGCGTGAGTTTGGCTTTGCTGATCTCAACACGCTTATGGGCGTTGGCGGTGCGCGTGAGGCTCAGTCTCAGGCAGAGCTTCAGGCTGACATTGAACGCTTCAATATGGAGCAGCAGCAGCCTCAGATGTCTTTGGCGAACTATATGGCAACCGTTCAGGGCGGAACTGTTGGCGGGCAATCAACCAAGCCTGTGTTCAGAAACCCGACAGGCGACTTCCTCAGTGGTTTAAGTGGTTTGGCTGGCGCTGGCAAAGCATTTGGAATTTTATAGGTTAGGGGTTTAGGTATGAGTGCAGGAACAGAAGCATTTTTACGGCTGTTGCAAGGACAGCAGCAGGCGGCTCCGACTGCCCGCGCTAATATGATGAGTCAGTATAAGACACCTATGGGCAACACGCCACCAATGGCTTTGCGTCGCCCAATGCCGCCAAGCGCTATGCCAACTGCGCCTAAATTGTCACCAATGATGCAGGCAATTGCTAACCGCGCGGCTATGTCAAAGCTGACACCGGGGGCTGGGCAGGTCGGCCTGCCAACTGGTGCTGATGCAGGGTCTCAGCCTAGTGCGCCTACAAT